AAGAAGATGCACGAGTACGTATATATGCGGATATTCTACTACGGGTCGATATACGAGTATATTCACCGGTATAGTTTCCGGTGTAGTTTCCTGCGAATCCCCGTGTATAGTCACCAGTGAAGTTACCCGCGAATGTACGAGTATAGTTCGATGATTGTGTGATCATATCAGCAACAGTTGGAGCAAGTGAATGAGTCATATCATCTACACGAGGTTCCCACCATTGTTGATTGGTTGCAGGAATTGTAGAGTAGTACAAGAATGAACGATGTCTTGACCCAACCGTACCGGACTGCCATACAAAGTCTTTTTCGATAGTGTCTATCTTTTCGCCACCAATATTATAGATACCGGACTCTGCCTTGGCAGAACCAGTGCCAGAACCTGCTGGCCAAATGTGTGCAACTACCAAGAACCAATCGTCTACGTTACCACCCGTTGACCATTCACCCCAATCGGCATTAACCTCAAAGTATGGGTTAGTAGTTACGGAACCGTTGTCTCTTCGTAGAACACCAATCTGGGTACCGGCACTGTTCCAGCCATGTGTTCCCATATAGAAGTGACCATTACCAACAACCTTACGTCTAACCCAAGTAGAGAATCTGTATAGTTTAGTATCATCAATTGCAAATTGACTTGAGTTCCAACCACCATCAGCATTAGATGTTGTATCGTTATTTACTGTCTGCCAGACAACATCTTGACCTTTCGGAGACGCATCTACAATACGTGAGTTACCGTCACCGTTCTGACCATAGTTTGTCGCAGAACCTGTGCCTACTGTCCATTCAGGAAAGTTAGTTGCAAGTAAGTTAGATTGATCTGAGTAACGTGCACCACCACCAGATGTATATGACACAATACTATCACGAGTTGATGTACGAGTATACGTAGAACTTCTGTTTTGGATACGAGTTCTTGTGTAATTACTAGGTCTGCTGCGTGTAGATATACGAGTATATGCAGAAATTCTACTACGGGTCGATATACGAGTATATGTGGAGATGCGCTCTCTCATCGAGTCTCTTGTCGATATACGAATATATACAGAAATTCTATTACGTGTAGATATTCTAGTATATGAAGAGATGCGAGTTCGCGAATAGTCTCCGACAAAAGTTCTACCATAGTCGCCAGTAAAATCACCGGTATAATATCCAATGCGAGTGTAGTCGCCTATGTAGTCACCTGCATAATATCCAATGCGAGTGTAGTCGCCCGTAAAGTCACCTGCATAATATCCAATGCGAGTAAAGTATAATGGAGTTATTCTATTACGAATAGATATGCGAGTATAGTCGCCTGTATAATACAATGTACGAGTATAGTTACCAGTGTAATATAGAGTTCGAGTATAGTCACCAGTATAATATAAGGTACGCTGATAGTTACCAGTGTAATATAGAGTTCGGGTATAGTTACCTGTATAGTTACCTATATAATATCCAGTTCGGGAATAGTTATCGAATCGAGACGAATCACGGAGACTTGTTCTAATGTACGTACCGGTCGCAGTTCTAGTACGTATAGATGTTCTGATATAATTTCCGGTCGCAGTTCTAGTACGTGTAGATGTTCTGATATAATATCCGGTCGCAGTTCTGGTTCTTGCAGAATATCTCAGGAACGCAGCTGTATTTAAATAATCACCGGTATAATACACTGTCTGTTTAACTATTCGACTATAGTCACCTACATAGTTAACTATTCTAGTGTAGTTACCTGCGAAATTACCAACATAATACAATGTACGAGTGTAGTTACCAGTGAAATTACCAGCATAATACAATGTACGAGTGTAGTCACCTGTGAAATTACCAACATAATACAATGTACGAGTGTAGTTACCTGTGAAATTACCTGCAAAATAGTTTGTACGTCCGTAGTACAGTGTGTCTTGTCTGTCTCTTATTGATGTACGAATATATGTTCCGGTCGCAATTCGGGTACGAATGTATGTTCCGATCGCAATTCTGGTTCTGATATATGTTCCGGTCGCAATTCTGGTTCTGATATAGTCACCAGTTGCAATTCTTACACGTTCATAGTTGCCCGTGTAGTTACCCGCATAGGTCGAATCACGAGTATATGTTAAAATTCGAGTGCTAGTCCGGAGACTCGTTCGGATATAGTTGAGTGTGCGAACCGAAGTTCGGAGACTTGTTCTGATATAGTTGAGTATACGAGTCGAAATACGTGTGCTGTTTCTGGTATAGTTAGAGGGACGAGTACGGCCATATTCTCCTACGAACCCTCTATTATAATTACCAGTATAATTGCCAGCAAACGCACGGTTATAATTTCCGGTATAGTTGCCGATATAATTACCGACAAATCCACGATTGTAATTACCAGTATAATCGCCAGCAAACGCACGGTTATAATTTCCGGTAAAGTTACCAGCAAATGATCTACCATAGTCGCCGACATAATTACCGACAAATGTTCTTGCGTAATTACCACCAAAGTTACCGACATATCCTTGGAATCTGTCGCGAGTATATGTTACCAATGAATTCCGTGAAGAAATACGAGTGTAGTTGGAACCTCTTGTTCTTGCACTAATACGTGTTGATATACGAGAATAGTTGCCGGTATAGTCACCCGCAAACCCACGTGAATAGTTACCTATAAATGTTCTATTATAGTTACCAACATATGTTCTATTATAGTTACCAACATAGTCACCGGTAAAAGTTACAAGTCTATCCCGAATATAATTGGAAACTCGGCCACGAGTGTAGTTACCAATATAGTCACCGGTAAAGTCTGTTACTCGATCACGTGTATATGCGGATATTCTCGTGCGTGTATAATTACCTGTATAATTACCTGCATAATTAGAAACACGAATTCTTGCGTATGCAGAGATACGAGTACGGCCGTAGTTACCAACATAGTTACCGGTAAAAGTCGTTAGTTGATCTCTGGTGTATGTGGAGTTTCTAGTTCGGGTATATGCAGAGATACGAGTACGCGTACTTATTCTAGAGTATGATGATACTCTGTTACGTGCATAGTTACCAGTAAAGTCGCCAATAAATGATGTTACTCGATCACGAATATATGCACTGGTACGGGTTCGCGAATATGTTGATATGCGATTACGTGAGTATGTTCCTGCGTATGCGGATACTCTAGTACGGGAATAATCCCCAACAAAATTACCAATATAGTTTCCCGAAAATACGGTTGCGTATGTAGATGTTCTGTTACGAGTATATGTACTCAACCTGTTGCGAATACTATTTCTACTGTATGCAGATACTCTTGTTCTAGAATAATTGCCTACAAAGTTACCGGTGAAAGTATTGATACTATCTCTGGTATATGATGATACTCTATTGCGGGCATAGTTACCCAAGAAGTCACGAGAGAAAGTATCAGTACTGTTTCTAGTGAAAGTTGAAGCACGGTTTCTTGTGTACTCACCTACGTAATTACCGACATACTCACCCACATAATCTCTGGTATATTGTCCCGAAAAGTTTCGAGTGTAGTTGCCAATATAATTTCCACCAAAACCTCGGGTGAACGTATTTGTGCTATTACGAGTGTATAGTGAAGTTCTTGTTCTTGCGTATGCGGATGAACGATCACGAGTATAAGAAGATGCACGAGTACGAACATATGCAAGTTCTGAAGTTGTTCTTTTAGTATTGGTCGCAGTACCTTTTGCGGCCCAAGTTCCCGCACTTACCGGAGTTCCCTGAGTCGCAGATCTTAATTGGTAAGAACCAATATTACCCACCTTTCCCCTAAGAGTTTTACAGTGTTGTCCATAAGTGTAAGTAATCTGGTTAACAGATTGTTCTTGTAATCCACCAAAACTGGCGGCAGAACCTGACCCAATCATACCAATCGGAGACGTGGCTGTCGGTGCAGTCATTGCATCACGTTGGTAGATATTGTATACTGTAGAAGTTCCGTTACCTAATGTATCTGTGTATACAGCGGGGATAAATGTACCATAGTCCGCACTAGGTGCAGAAGAACCGAGGTAAAAGGTGCCTGGATAATCAGATATTGCAATACGTGCATTCAGACGAGTACATAAGGTATCCATATCTACATCAGTAAATTCATGAATACCTACATCACCCGAAGTGTTCCAACCAACCGGTCTGTTATAAAAACTACCAGTATAGTTCGCATCATTAGATAGTTGTCTTAGATTAGTCGTAGTTGTGCCGGAAGTGATAGATGATGCGGGATGGGTACCATCAGGTTCATTGTAGAAAGTATCAACGAAAGAACCAATGATAGTGCCACTAGAGAGATGCAAGTCTCCCGCAGAAGAACCCGAAGAATTCTTTAGTTGAATACCTGCACGATAGGCGAGATAGTTCTCTTCCGTAGGAGTCATCTCCTTCAGATCACCATTCGTACCTTCTAACTTTAGTGGGATATCAGATGCGGCCACAAATTCACTTCTCTAATTTATTAAACTTATTTCTATTTATAAGTTTATTTATGCGGTTCTTACATACAGAGTATATGTTTCAACTGAGAATGTAGTATCCCTAATAGTCTGACCCACGTAGTCTCCTACAAAGTCTCTGGAATAATTACCGGCAAAGTTTCTACTATAATTACCAATATAGTTGCCGCCAAAATCTACAGTTCTTGTTCGAGTAGACTCTCTAGTATATGAAGATCCTCTAGTTCTGGTGTATGTGGAATCACGATTTCTTATATAATTACTGTTTCTTTCTCGGGTATAGTTGGAGTTTCTATCTCTGGTAAACTCACCAGTATAATCACCGACATAATCCGCAGCATAAACTCCAGCGTATGAAGATCCTCTAAAAGTTGTGTATGACGAAACCCGAGCTCTACTGAAAGAATCGAACCTTGTTCTGGTTGATATTCGTAGGAAACCTCCGGTATAGTTGCCGCCAAAATCTCTTGTATAATCCCCAGCAAACGCTTTAAGGTAAGACGATACCCGAGTTCTGATATATGTCGAATCACGATCATTTAATCTAACTCTGGTAAATAGACCTGCATAATCACCGGTATAGTTACCGGTATAGTCTCTCGTATATTCACCGGTATAGTTACCAGTATAGAGTGAAACCCTAGTCCGTATATAATTACTGTTTCTTTCTCGGGTAAAGTCTCTTGCATACTGTCCCGAGAAAGTAGAAGACCTAGTCCGTATATAATTACTGTTTCTTTCTCGGGTAAAGTCTCTTGCATATTCTCCCGCAAAAGTAGAAGATCTAACTCTTATGTAACTAGAATCTCTATTTCTGGTAAAGTCCCTCGCATATTCTCCCGCAAAAATAGAAGATCTAACTCTTATGTAACTAGAATCTCTATTTCTGGTAAAGTCTCTTGCATATTCCCCAGCAAACGATCTGTTGTAATTCGAATTTCTAGTTCTTTCATAGTTTCTTGAGTATTCGCCAACAAACAATCTATTATAACTTGATACTCTGGCTCTTTCGAAGTTTCTTGAGTATTCCCCAGCAAACTCTCTAGAATAAGTAGATACCCGAGTCCTAGTAAATTCGCGAACGGATCCCTTCAAATATGAACTGACTCTTGTGAAATCACCAATGTATGAAGGAACCGTCCTAGTAGCTATAAAGTCACCGGTATACGTAGCGGGGCCAGCAAAGTAAAGACCACCACCCGATTTGTCGTATCTGACAGAATTCACAAATCCTGCAAAAGTAGATGTACGGTTACGAGTATATTCTCCCGGCAATCCCAAATAACCAGCACCCACAAACTCTCTTATGTAATCACCAGTAAAGTAAAAAGTATTTTTTAGGTATTCTACACGATCTCGTGTATAATTACTTACTCTAACAGCACCATATGTGGATGTCGAAGTGCGTGTAAAGTTTAATATTCGAGTGAAGTCGCCAATATATGTTGAGAAACGAGTTCTGCTGAAGTTTCTATTATATGTAGAAATTCTATTTCTTGTATAGTCACGTGCATATTCACCAACAAAGGATCTAAGATATGCTGAACTTCTATCTCTTGTGAAGTCACGTGCATAGTTACCAATGAAGCTTCTGGAGTATGAAGAAATTCTAATTCTAGTGAAGTCACGTGCATAGTTACCAATATATGTGGCAGTATAATCGCCAGTGTAAGTTGATTCCCTATCTCTTGTGAAGTCACCTGCATATTCACCAATATATGTGGCAGTATAATCGCCAGTGTAAGTTGATCCCCTAATTCTAGTAAAGTCACGTGCATATTGTCCAGAGAAATCTCTGGTATAATCGCCAGTGTAAGTTGATGCCCTAATTCTGGTGTAGTCACGTGCATATTGTCCAGAGAAAAGTCTGGTATAATCGCCAGTGTAACTGGAATTTCTACTTACTATTCTTGTTCTGGTATAGGTAGATGGTCTCTCACGTGTCGAGATGCGTGTATATTCACCTACATAGTTACCAGCATAGTTGCCAAGAAACGATCTAGTATATTCGCCTGCAAAGTCTCTGGAATAACTAGATGTACGGATTCTACCATAAGCCGATTCCCGAGTCCGTGTGAAGTCTCTGGTATAATTGCCAGCATAGTTACCGGCATATGAACTGATACGTGTCGCTATGAAATCTCTAAAAAAGGTACGTGAAAAGTGGCGAAGGTAGTCACCTGTGTAATTTCCACTATAGTTACCCGCAAAGTCTCTAGAATAGTTACCCGCAAAGTCTCTAGAATAGTCGCCAGTAAAATCACCGGTATAATTGCCCGTAAATTCTCTGGTATAGTCTCCTATAAATTCTCTGGTGTAATTGCCTGTGAATTCACCGGCATATGAAACTGTCCCTGTGCGAGTGTAATCATCAGCGTAAGCCGAAGGTCTAGTTCTCGTGTATAAAGATGCTCGTGTGCGAGTATAGTTCTGTTCACTGACAACACGAATGGTGTTTGCAGCACTACCTACATTCTTCCAAGTGCCACCGACAGGTATACCCTGCGAAGAAGTTCTAAGTTCATATGATCCGACCGCGCCATCAATTGCACGTCTAGTCTTTGCACGTTGACCAATAGTCACTTGAACTTGACGATCAGTTAACTTTTGAAGTCCTTGATAATCACCACTGTCGCCACTACTTCTCTTCAGTCCCGCGAGAGTGACCGAAGTTGGAGCAGTCATTGCAGTTCTACGCCATATACTATAGTCATTTACAGTATATGGGTTCCCCGAAGAGTCAGCACGTTGATCATGCAAAACACTAGGGACTAGAATGTCATAGTCTGCACTAGGTCTGGTCGAAGACAACTTGAGAGAGCCTGGATAGTCAGATAGTGCGATACGACCATTGATATCATCGATGAAAGTGTTCAGATCATTATCCGACATTTCATATACATTACTTTCATAATGTCCGACTGGTTTTCTCCAATCACTATCATTCTCTAGTGCGGTACCATTGATCTGATGTAAATTTGTTGTGGTGGTAATAACCGATTGGGCATTATATGGATGAGTTCCAACGGGTTCTGGATAATAGGTATCCGTCAGAGATCCAAGAGACCTATTTCCACTTGCACTGAGCGTAAGAAGCCCTACATCGCTACTGTCCGCAATTGCGTTCTGTAGTCCTGCGAGGTAGGCAACATAATTTTTCTCGGTTGCATTTATCTGTTGGAGATTACCATTAATGTCTTTTAATTTTAACGGTAATGTCTTATTATCTGACATTCTCTTTCCTACTATTAGTTTAGAAGAGTACCGTTTTCGTCATAGATTAAGACAGTTCTAGATGCCAGTTCATTTAACGCTTTAACAATACTATCATTATTTATACCTTCGAAGAAGTTGCCTGGCGCAGAACTATCAAGTTGATTCAACTGTCCCACTCGATTACTCAAGTTAAGAATGTCAGTATCGTTACTTGTAACTCTACCCTTTACAACTTCAATCTCACCAACCGCACTATCCAGTTGGGTGTGGATCTCATTGATAGCCGGAACAATAAACTTACTTGTTGTATCCAGTGTGGAGATACCTGTTCCTGACATGTTCGCAGTTGTACCACCGGACTGTATAATGTCCAGATGCGCACGGGTTATAAGTTTCTCGGACTCTATCTCGGTAACTGCACTATCTAGTTGCAAATGAAGTTCATTGATACCACCCGCAACATCTTGTGCGGTAGTGTCTAGATCTTCGTCAGTGTGGAATGCACGACCATGTATCTCTACCTTAGTTGCATCCATTTCGATTGCAAGACCAGTACCAGAATAAATGTCCAGATGATTGCCAGAGTTTCGGAATTCACCAAACTGAACGGTTGCATCTTTAAGGAATACATTACCACCGTCTGCATCAAGTATAATATCACCGGAGACATCATACGTCAGATTTCCTACAACATCAACTTCTTGGTTTGTACCAAGGTTATAGGTGAACTTAGTGACACCGCCATCCTTGAAGAAGATGTCCGCGCCATTCGCGTCAAGTGTAATATCACCTTCTGCATCAAGAAGAATATTTGTTCCTGCATTGATGGTTGCAGTTGTTCCTGCGGTAGTAGATGTAGATCCACCGGCAGTCTGTACAATACTACCTGTAGTAGTCAGACCATACGAGTCCGCACTATCATTTAATGCACCGATGATAGCATTTACTAATGTGCCACCAACAGTAGTAGTTTTGTTTACGGTAATATTCTCTTTTACCGAACCACCAATAGTTAGACTATAACCATTTGTAGTAGACAAAGATGCAGAATCACTTACCGATATATTATAATCTCCGGTAACAGTGATGTTGTTTGTTGCACCTAATTGATGACGGATGCGTGTGGATGCACCGTCTTTGAAGTAAATGTCGTTTCCATCTGCGTCAAGTGTAATATCACCAGAAGCATCGATCAAGTAATTACCGTCTGCTGTATGGGTTTGTCCCAATGATGTTGTGGTCAATGTACCCAAAGTAGTATGAGACATTGCACCACTAGAAGTAACTGAGTAAGTACCACCAGCACTATCAGATTGGTTACCTGATACAGTTTGTGTAAGATTACCGTTAACATCTAAAGTGTTTGACGCACCCATTCCATATGAGAAACGAGAAGTACCTGCATCTTTGAAGTCGATGTCTCCACCGTCTGCATCCAGTACTATATCACCTGCCACATCGACAGTTAAGTTGCCGGTGGGTACGTCAATCTCTTGATTCGCACCCATAACGAAGTCGAATCTGATCGCCCCATTATCTTTAAGTGTAACATTACCGCCATTTGCATCAAGGTTAATATCACCCTCAACATCTGCGGTTAGGTTACCACCAGCGGTAAGACCCATGTTTGATTCAGTAACAAGATTGAACGCACCACCCGCAGTATTCGTCATCGGGCCACGAGTGTCGATATTAATACCGTTAGTCGAAGAGATGTCACGAGTACCAGAAGCACTGTCAGAGTGATCTCCTGCCACTGTAAGGGTGTTGTTACCCGAAGTAGTAGTAGTGAGTGTACCTGTAACATCTAAAGTATTTGCTGAACCCAGTCCGTAAGCAAAACGAGTCGTTCCAGCTTGTTTGAGGTCAATGTCACCACCACCGGCATCCAATACAATATCATCGGCAACATCAAAGATCAAAGAACCGACAACATCAATCTCTTGATTCGTACCGAAATTATATGTTACCTTATTGACACCACCATCTGTTAGATATAGTTGTCCACCATCAGCATCGAGAGTAATATCTCCAGATGCATCAACAGCGAAGTTTCCCGTCACATTATGGGTTTGTCCCAATGATGTTGTGGTGAGAGTACCAAGAGTGGTATGAGACATCGCACCAGTTGAGGTGATGTCACGAGTACCATTTGCACTGTCTGAGAAGTTGCCTGAGACGGTTTGAGTTAGATTACCTGTAATGTCTAAGGTATTAGATGTACCAAGTCCGTATTCAAATCTAGATACTCCACCGTCTTTTAGGTCGATGTTTCCACCGTCCGCATCTAGTATAATATTACCAGACACATCAAGAGTATAATTGCCAGTTACGGCTTCGGTGTTAGTGGTACCCATCGTATATGCAATACGAGTAACACCACCATCTTTGTATGTAATGTTTGCCCCATCTGCATCGAAGATTATATCACCCGAGATGTCAAATGTCAAGTTTCCGGTACGAGAAACTGTACCGTCAGTAGCAAAGTCGTACTCTGTGACACCAGCATCTTTGAATGTGACATTACCACCATCAGCATCAAGGATAATATCTCCGGACGCATCGACAGTGTATGTGGTCGTTTCTATTCTAGTTGCACCGGTAGAGGTAAGAGTTGTATCACCAGATACATCGATATCTAAGTTAGAAGAAACATCAAGATCAAGGATACCAGTCACACCAACTGTGTTAGTGGTACCTAATGTGAATGCAATACGACTGACCGAATCATCAAGGAAGTTGATGTTAGATCCACCGGCATCTAAATTAATATCACCTACCGCATCAACGTTGAAGTTTGCACCGACATTGAATTGTACATCAGTACCACTTGCTTGATTAGTACTGATTAGTAAACGAGTTTGAGTTTCCCCTTGGAGGGCATTTCCCGTAGGATAAATGATTTCACCGGAAGATGCGTCAAACACCCTTTCGATTTCGTTGATGGCCATGACCACATCACTATCACCGTGAGTGAGAAGATCCACCGGATCGCCAACATTATAAGAGACAGTGTTCTGGTTGTCTCGCATTGTCTTGAACGAGTCACTTAGTTTCGTAAATGGTCTTGACATCTATAGTTTCTCTACTAGTTGTGAAAGTAAGGATTTGATATCATGGATATCTGACTCTAGTCTATCAACCTTTACTTTAAGATTCTTTTCATCTTGCATCTTTTGTTTACGGAGTTTCTTCTGTTCCCGTGCAAGTTGTATTTCACTTCTATTTATATTAATAATGGCACCCGACTCTGCATCTCTTGCAAAATCGGGTTCATCTTTTACGTGTACCAATTGTCTCTTTTTCATATTATACTGCCAGTGATATAATTCTCAAGTCACGGAATGTAGGTACTTTCGCACTGTTGGTCGATCTCATAACAATCTTAACTTGGAACTGTGTGAATGGTGACATAGTACCACCATCACCACCTACAAGATAACGGTATTCACGGAACACGTTCTTGTTAGTATCAACTGGTAGAACGGTTTCGGAATTAACCAGAGTCCATGCAGATCTCTTAATGTCATCACCCGCACTTGCGACTTTCCAATAAACTTGGAAGTCTGACTCAGGAGGTCTATTCGCAGCAAGTAAGATCTTCAGTCCAACAGCCTGTTCGGTAAGAGTTGTTATTTTAGTAACATGTTTTGCAGACTCAGTACCATATAGAGGGTTAGTCTCACCGACATAAGATAATGGTACATTGAAACCATCCGTAGACGAAGAATCTTGTCTAGAGATCATGTTGTGAATAGTGTTCAACTTACAACGTTGTAAATCAATGACTGGAGACAAGTATGGATTGGTTGTCTTCAATGTTAACTGTACAGTAGTAGATCTCTCGCCATTGAGTTTACCTGCGGTTGACAGATTCTCGGTGCGTCTGTTAAATAGTGCACGAGGATTTGTGAACTCATTATTCTTCTTGTTCTCAATGATGTTATATGAACCATCTTTAACAAATCGAACTTGACTTCCTGCCAATGCGGACTGACTAGTAGTCTTAATCGACATAGTGTAGTTAGTCTCGCCTGGTTGTTTGATATCAATCTCGGGTCTCAATACTTCGAAGTTCATGTTTCTCTGAGAAGTTACAGAAGAACCACCGAACCACTTACGAGAGGTCGCAGATGAAGTTGCAGCATAGGTGTAACCAGAGTTATCAAAATCGATAACAGTACGTACCCCATTAACATCTGCACCGGTCAAACCGTTACCAAAGTCAGTTGCAGAGTCGATACCTCGAATCCAAGTCTTATCACCATCTCTAAGGCCGTGACCTTTGAACATAACACGTACTGCGTTAGATCCAGAATCCACTACCAAAGGATCTTTAGACAAAGATACTGGAGGTATGTTTGCATTCTCAAGGATAGCATTACCAGAGGTTTCAAACTTAGCAACATTGATTCTGTATGAAAGATCTTGACCACTAGAAGGTTCCCACAATTTAGCATTCTGAGATTTAAAGAATCCACCCAGAGTTGTTTGTTGTGAGATGAACGCTTCGTTAGAGTTCAATTGGTGTTCACCGACAGTTGCAACATATACGTTATAGTCCGGATCATTGTTGCCCGGTCTTAGTACGAGTGCATACTCTCCACCCGCAACAAATACCGGATGATCAAATGTAAACGTAGTAGCATTCTGCAACATTTGTTTGTTGGTAGATCCTTCTGGAACAAGAGATACTTGACTTGCAGATAATTTCTTAGTTGCAATAATCTTACTTGAAGACGGAACGCCATTCACAGTAGGTCTCAACTCACAGAATACAGGAGCAGAAGAAGACTTACTTGCAAAGTAAACATCAACAGATGTAATGAATACACCGGCAATTTGTTTAACCAAGAAGGTCTGCGCGATTGGATCGTTATATTCTAGTCTATTATTGGTATGTCTGTAAAGGGCACCAGCTTTACCCCGTCGAGTAGTTCTTTCTACTGGAGTTAGGTCGGCATCAGTCACCGCACCGCCCGGAGGAACTGTAGTGTCTGTTACATGATCTACCGGAGTGATTTGGTTGAGATAATTTACCTCAGAAGTTTCACCAACATGTTCTGTAGATGATGTGGTATCACCGACCAGAGTAGAATATGTTTCGGTAGATACTACATCTGTAGCAATTTCTGTCGAGATAACAGATTCAGTCCATACAGTTGAACTTGAAGCAATTGTTCTATCAACATCACTGGTACTGTTACCTACGATTTTAAGTACGCGAGTTACTTCGACTTCATCTTCATACTCTTCGAGAACACCTCTAGAGTGGAACATTGCTCTACCATAAGACATTGCAGCACTGAAGTCATTGACATTTACGTCAAGTAATGCAAACTCACGAGGCCCTGTGTAGAAACGCATTGCTTGGTTGTTAGGTACTTCGAACGAACCAATAATACTACCTTCTGCGTCAGATATAAGGTTGGTCTTACCAGAACTATGTTCTTGGGTAGTACGTTGAACACCTTCACCATCTTCAGTACTTTTAGATGCAAGGTAATTGCGTTGAGCCCAAGTACTGAACTTATTCTGTTCCCTACAGAAAGAAGATACGTTAGAACCATCAAAGAATGGGAAGTACTGTGTATTAGGACGCAGACCTTCAGCTTTGAATTGAATATCAATCGAACGCATGAAAGGAATGACCGATACATCGATAACCTTTTTACCAACTACGTCACGGATAGTTGATTCACTCGCAATACGGTTTACTGTATTGGAAGTTGTTGTTGTTGTTGTGGTATCCGTAGTAGACTCATACGCATTTTCAGTTTCGATTGTGCGTGTGGTTTCATAAGTAGATGTGTTAACAGTCTTAACTTTATCTCTAGTTTCGGTAGTAACAACATCCCACATATCAGTGGTAATTTGTTCGGCAGTCCAAGGGTTGTAATAACCATATGAATAAGAACCTGTTCCACCTAAGCCAAAGTAAGAACCAGACCAGTTACCAGTCCAACCACCCCAATAATTATTGTTCCACCAAGAATCTATTACTGTACGTGAGATTTCTTCTTCACGTTCACGTGATACTTCTACAGTTTCGGTATAAAGAGTTTCCACATCGGTCACATGACCGACTTCAACCCACTCACCGAGAGTTTCGGTTGTCTCGGTACCAATAAGAACAGGATCCGAACTATTGTGTGTTATCGAAGTTGATGTACCACTTACAAATGAAGTTGCAGCATCACCAGCTTCTAGGTCAGAAGGATCTACACCAAACCATTCGTTCTCGGAGTTGTTCCAGTTCAATGCGTGTTTGAGGTCAAATTCACTTGAACGACCCACAACAGTTTCACCAATCTTCTGAGTCTCTTTCCAAGAATCAGTTTCCGGAGAAAGTTCTACACTACCGACAATGGTAGGAACATAGAAAGGTGCGAGGTTTTCTGTACCAGAAGCGAGTTCTTGCGCTTCATATGCAATTTCGGTATGGTTCAACATAACGAAGTCACCGAATACACCGGTACGTAGTTGACCGACATGATCACTGTCATAGAAAAGATCTGCACAGTCTTCTACAAAAGTAGGACGTAACAGTTTACCTCTCTTGTCAATCGCAGCACGATATTCAGGAGACTTAGTTTGAGAATGAGAATGTGACTTGAAGTTGTCCACAAAGAATCCAGACTTAGCACGATCATTACCCGCAGAATCCAAAACATTCATCATTTTAGTATTCAATTCGAGAAGTGACAATGTAGTCATTTCTTCAAGACGATCAACTTTTTCTTCTAGTTTGTTGATGTCCTGCATCGTATAACCCTTACGTGGAATAAGAGTTGTTCTCAAATCCTGAGTGTGCATGGTATTAGCATTCAGTTTCAGTTTATAAAGATCAATACAATCCACAGGAACATCAGGGTATTTCGGACTCAACGAAGAAGAACCGGTGATATAACGAAGTTCACCTTGTTTAGATATTACCAGACGGTCTGCACGAGGTAAGTAGTATTCGGCATCTGTAGTGATAGTATCGGTAGGTACCGGAAGAGGACAAATTGAACCAGCAGAAAATGAACCAGAGCCATCAGTTGAAGGACGGAAGTCGATTGCATCACGTAGTGACAGAAGACCACCATCAGGCAATTTCTGGCCAGGAACTTTAAGATAATCCAATTGACCATCATAAGAGTTCACAGCATAGAACTGCCCACTTACCGAAGGTTCGAAATACTTATATCGTACAAATACGGATTGACCTGCACTATCAAAACCACCACCAGAATAGATTAATCTACTGTCATCTTGGTGAGTAGTACGGTTACCCGCATCGAATAAGAAACTGGTGAATACATCTTCACCATCAGAATCATTAAGAGATACACGTTGAATACTATAGACATCAGATTTACCGAGAGGAAGGAAATATACACCTGCGCCATCAGAGTCTAATGAAGCAGTTACCACGGTTTCGGTCAGTGTCTTTGTTTTAACACTTGCGTTAGTTTTTCTTATGAATACAATTGCTTCATATGCAACACCATTCGACAACCCACTGAACAAAATGTCTGTGTTTCCGGATTGGATATTTGATGCAACACTTGAAGGTGCAAACTCAGTTGCAGAAGCAACAAGGATATCACTTTCATTAACAAAACGTTCACCAGCATCGGTCAGTGTGATTGTGTGACTAGTACCAGAAGCCGTAAAGTTGTACTTCTTCATAAATGTCATAGTGACATCAGTGAAAGACTTGGGTCGTCTTAATGGAGTATCAAACAGTAAAGCATTTTTCTTAGGTTCATGTACAATACTTCCGCCATTACCTGTTACTTGAACAAGGTTTATGTAGTGAGTATTGGTCGAAGATTTAATAGATTTGACATCACGTAAACTATAATTATAGTTATCTCGTTGGATGTCGAATAAATGTGCCTTGTATAAAGGTGGTCTCACATAGGTGTATCCACCAGTACGAAGTCCTGTGGAACCTTCGGTCAATGCACGAATGTGTGCAGTACCGATTGCACTATCTGCACCATCAAAACCCGCATATAATGTCACCTCTTCGCAAGTATCAATATCCAACATACCAACACCACTATCGAAATAGTAGTAGTTCCCGTAGTCGATACCAATCTGTTCTTCTTCTCTTGCAATAGTGTCTCTTGCTTTAGGAATCGGTATATTGCGAGTAGCAGTAGTTGCAGCTCTATATCCATCGATATATGCTGTGCCTGGATCTACCTTCAACATCAATGTAGATGATGCGTTTGTACCATTAGGTTCTACGCGAAGTTTCCAATACTTCTGGATGAAGTCTCCATTAATCTCTCGGACACGTGTAGCAACGTGATTCCGGACTCTATTGAAACCTTCATCATCAGATTGTTGATCGACTAATCTACCACCTTCGATACGACCGAAATACACGAAGGTATCTCCGGTCACCATCTGGTCTCGTCTAGTAAGAACAAGTCGGATACGATAACGGTCTGCGCCAGGCGAAGCACGGTTAGGAGTTACATTTTGATTGTCATACAGTGCATCAGTATCGGATACTGTTATAATGTCTTGAATAACTTTAAAACCAATATCTGCTGTCTGGAAATTCTTATACTTATCAAGGAATAGACTCTGTTTAGGACAGAATACAAAGTGTCCTTGAACATAAAATTCTGATTGTCCAACTTCAACCTGAGAACCATATCCGACTGCCGGATTGGTAGATGTGTTGATTGTTTGAACTGTTAAGTTAATGTTAGACCCGTTGGAGAGTACTTCGCCAGGCGTAACAAAGGTACTAGTAGTAAGTGGTAGACTAGGACTCTGTGTATTTGGATTGTCCAAGTACTGGACAAAAAGAGTATCAGGGTCACTGTTCACAGAAGCAACTGCTTCATAGATCTTGACTTTGATACTCGAATCCGCACCAGTTAACACGACACCCTTCAATGCACTTACAGTATCAAAAGAGTTATTTTGATCGTTCTCTATTTTGATGAACGCATAATGGTTGTTAGGTGCAACACCACCAGCTTTAGTAGGAACACCATCCTTTTGGAATATGTTATCAGCAAACCTTTTAATTTCTTTTTGGATGATGGTCTGCATCTGTGTAAGTTCACGTGCTTGCAATGCACGACCGGCATTGAACAAGATACGTGAGTAATTATCACTATCCGCGTGATCATCCTTGTAGGTTGATCTGAATGTTTGTTCTGTAAATGTGTTTGGCATTTCTTAATCCTAGATAGTAATTACGATTTTCAGGTCTTCGGTTTGATCGGTGGATCGCGTTACAGCTGAACGGTTATCAATATATAGTAGATCCCCAGTGTACGGATTAAACTCACCGTCTACTTTACTGGTTATCGAACCGTTAATATTTGTGTTACCTACCACCTGAATTTCTTCTGCAACTTGGAAGGAAGTGAATCCAGTTGTTTCGTTTTGATGATACCAGATTGTATCCGAATCATTAGTGTTGTCGATGATTGCAACTGCGCCAGAAGTAACACCTTGAATCTGAGATTTTTGCACAATAGACTTGACAAATCCTGATCCATCGTGTATAATACTATTAAGTGCCAGGGCGGAAGTAGATGTAAGTAAAACACCTTCTGCACTATCAACTCTTGGATTGCGTACCAATAATACTTGACGGAATATCTCGTCACCAGTAATAAAGTCACCGTTTTCAATACCATCTGGTTTGGAGTTAAACATAACACCATTTGCCTTCAGGTCAATAACAGGATTAGATCCAACACCAGATGCTTGTCCCAATACAGGACGAACAATACAAGAGTCACCACCACCACCAGAAATTAATACGTTTGCATAGTCGTAACCACTACCAAAGTAAGAGTTGCCCGAGTTACCCGCAGAGTCGGCCTTGACCTTGATGTCTACGATAGTCTCACCCGCACGTACCGCATAAGCAATCGCACCAGTACCATTACCCACGATACTTACCGAAGGTGGAGATGTATAACCAGATCCACCATTAGTTACTTTATAACCAACGATTTGTCCTTTTACCGCAGCGTTCTGGACTAGTTGTTGTTGTAGATCTTCGGCAGGAGAATCCGAGTCGGTTGAACCAACAAATCTTACAGGCATATATGCAGATGACAAAAACTTATCTGCACGTAATGCACCGATAGAGTAAAGGAACTTCCACGTGTAACCATCCGCAGTACGGAATGGTGTACCGGTAGTGTTACCAGTAGGTTGGTTGGTAGATAACTGCGAAGAACCATCCTGTTTCTTACCCTGTTCCAAACAGATGTAAATCTCGTTATTCGAGTTGATTACATAGAAAGGATTCTCGGGGAAACCTACATCGTTATCATCATATGCAGAGTAGATAAGGTTAGCAACCCATATTCTACGTGGAATTACATATGAGGCATCTTCGATGAGTTTTGCAGATTGCAAAGAACTTCTTGCCTGTCTGACAGAACGTGAATCATTAGTAGGAACAGTCGCAAGATCAGAAGCATTCCAATCTTCGGATCTACCAATGGCCGCATAGTATCTTACAGAAGAAGAGTCTAAGTCCGTAAGAAGATCATCTAAGACCTGTTTTTTAAATTGATCGGTAATTACTGGCATTTTTTATATATTCCTACGAAGTTGTTACGTTATCAGTTTTATTTATCACAATCCACTGAGTCCCAAACCACATCAAAGTAACAGATTCGTTCTGTGGTAGTATAAGACTTGCATACGCAGCAAGATTACTTGAAGTTTCGTTAATAGTTTGCGTACCCGCACCTTTATTAACAAGATATTTAACTTCACCATTTAGTCCAGATGTACCACTTGCTAAACTGTGTGCACCGGTAGTACCATTGGTGAATAATGTTATTGGTGAATTTGCACTTACAGTACCACCACCTGTCGAAATACCCTGTGTTTTTAATACAAATTTAGAGTCAACTTTAACTCCACCATTACCCGAACCCTTGAGTGATAGTGCGGAGTTTGCTTCACCCGCAGCTTGCACTATTGCAGGTACGTTAGTGGGGGAGTTACCAATTCGAATAAAGTTTGTTGCAGAACCGGAGTCTTGGAATTGTATTAATTCGTTACCCGCACTATCAAGAATCTCTTTACCGATAACCGGAGAGTTAAGAGTAGGATTCTGAAGTGTCTTGTTCTTTAATATTGCGGTGTGGTTATTAAATACAAAAGTATCTGCCGCACCCAACAGTGGTAATGTAATTGTTCTATTCGCAGCCAACTCATTCACTGCAACCACATATCTGTGATTCGATGAAGTGTCATTAATCTGTGGGGTAGTCAAAATAGGACTTAGTAAAGTCTTGTTAGACAATGTTTGTGTTGCAGAGTCCATAACCAATGCACCAGAATAGTTCGGTATTGTAACCGTGTTATCTGCTGTTGGGTTAGCGACTTGCAAACGAGTCTCAAAATTGTTCTCGACAGATCCTTCGAATATAATACCCGAAGAGTCAAAGTCGATCAACGCCATCAGAGATGCACCATCTCCAAGTTTGCTGTAGATCTCTTGGAAGTTTTGTTCAATCTTCAACGATGCAGTACGAAGTGTATCACCCGTACCATCGTTCGCGATTGTGCCTCTGTTTAATACTTGTCTAGTCATTCTCTTTTTACCTAAAGATTATATGTTCTATTTATACTAATAATTGTTATCTATTACTTTCTATTACTTCACGGAGAGAAATTTCTCCATCAGAATCTCCGACCGGAGTCTGGAATAGATTATTATCAGAATCTATACGAGAAACCTGTGGGTTCCACGTGAAGGTTTCTTGATCTATACTTTCTGTAGATGATAAATCGAATCCAGAGTAAGTAGTTGAACCGTCACTATCATCATCCAACGTTGGGGAATCAGGCGTGAGGTATTCACCAAGACTTGAATACAGTCTATCGAGGTTATCGATTGTAAGATCTTGCACGTCATTCAGGTCATTACCCATAGGTATACCCAGATACAATTCACTTGAGTCTCTGGCCAGACCTGCACTACTACCCATATTTGTTCGGAACTTCAAAGTTCCTCCTTCATCGGTCGCACCAAAGTCGAATAGTGCGGTATGTTGTTGGAAACCAAGTGGTGATAATCCACCAATACCTTCCAATACAATCGGTGGTTTGATTGCTTCGCCCGGATCATACTGTAACTGATCTATTGATGCAGTACCTACGATTTGAGTGAGACCACCAAGGTACATACCGGCAGGATGCACCATGAGTTTATATGCATCACGCCATTGCGCAAGAGAAAGTTCTGATCTAATCTGTATTGCGTAGGTTTGATATAGTTTATTGTCAGTAAGGTACCTTGCACTCTCTGCACCAACCTTAGACTCATTCAACTTGAATATGTATTGTTTTGTGTAAACAACATCTGGTTCAATGTCAAAGAAAGTTTTAAAGAATTGTCGAATACTGTATCTAGTACCTTTGGCACGATACAGATAACTTGAGTATTTTACTGCGGTTCTTTTATCAACAAACCCTTGAAAGTAATTCTGACCTAACAGATACTCATCTTCAAAATAAGTAAGAAGATCCAAATCTGTTTGTGACACATCTCGCGTCTCGAACATGTTGTTCAAAAAACGAGTCAACGAATCTTCTTGATTCTCAAAGTCAAAGTAGGCCTTGATGAAACTTACAAACTTAGGATACTCTGCAAGGATATGCGAAGGTAAGACGGACTCGATCTGATCCGCTCTCAGATTGATGTCACGTCTTGTAGTATCTTTATGTGTTTTATCGAATATTGACATTAGTTACTCGCTGTGGTACGTAAACCTTTCGCACTTAATCTCGTATTATCATAATCTAGAATGTATTCTCTCTGTGGTACTATAGCACTTGCGTTAGCAGGAGTACATGAAAGTTTGATCAACTTCGATTCGTCCGACTTAAATCCTACAAGATTGATGATACCAGAACCGGATTCGTAGAAACCGATGTTGTCGGACTTCACGTCACCTGTACCAACATCAATGATCTGGAGTTTGTTTGTGGTCAGAAGATTTCTAATCTTACAGTTTAATGATTGTCCACCAAAGGTACGTTTGAACGTAGAAGATTCTATAATGAAGTTCACATCATCCGGATTGGCGATAGAAGAAGGAAAACTAAATTTGAAATCCTGTTCTACACCAGCCGAAGGCGTGAAACGTTGTTGCATCTTCACATCTGCGCGAGATGATAGAATAGCAGGACTCACGTCATCTATCAAAGTCAATAAGTTAGACCTACGGAATGCCTGTCCAAACTTACCGGTATTGGTCGAGAAGTAATCTAGCATTACACCTTTAACTTGTTCTTGAAGTGCATTGATCGACAAGTTAGTATAGTCCGGATTGTATTGGAAGAAGACATTGGTTTCGACAAAAGTCTCTACCGGATCAGTAAATTGTAATCCAAACGAAGCAATAGAGAGTTGATCGACCAACACTCTGATATCGTCTTTAGTGATATCTTCTAAGGATTGTGTAACGTCCCCTTTGAATTTTATTGATAAGAAAGTCTGACCATACTCGGGTTGAAGATTATCTTCTCCACCCCAAGCAATGATGTCGTCAATCAATGAACCATATGAACGTAACACCAAGTTAGCATAATCAACGTGTGTTACCATTCTGTTCTGTGTTGCATATCGGAATGGCGCATTTCGTCTAATAGAATCCAATGTTTCTTTATTAGTACCACCGACCGATCTATTGACTGTCGATACTACAGGTAATCTTTGTAGACCACTACCACTAGTCGGTTCGGTCACTTCTACCGTATTAAGGGGTTCGAATAATCGTCCACCATTTGCATTCGCACCATCTACCGAGAGATACTCAACTGTGATCTTTGCACCAGCTTTAGGTACCGCACCAAGTGTGGAACCATTACCAAAGGTTAACTCATAGTAACCATTTGGTGCTTCCTTTAGAATGTATGCAGGAGTGGTTGCAGTTATATTAGTTGCAGTTTCTAGATTAACATAAGTAGTAAAGTCATCAGAAGTTGAACTCTCATATATTCTAACTATCGCAGTTGCACGGTCAAGGTTAAGATCGGGAATGATGTACATAGTTTCTTCTGCATCTTCCCCTGCAAAGAAAGTTTTAGTCTTTGCAATACCTTCGTAAATAGGGATACTGGTAGAACCCGACAGTGTTGTGAACTGGAAGAAGTTGTTACCGTCATTAGTAGCCTGAATCAATTCCTTAGTCTGGAATGTGTAGGATGCATCATCAATAGATGCATTAAACTTATATCCAGATGCAATCTGTAAAGTCTCAGGTACATCTGCTTGGTCGATACCGATGTTGAAGGACATATTGATAGTAGCTTGTGATGCAGTTTTTGACTGAGGTACATAACCCAATGTCTCTGCGTGTGATACGACCGAAGATCTCAACTGTGCAGTATTCAAGAAAGACTCGTTCAACGCCATGTTTGCAGTTAAACCATTGATGTGCGTATTGTAAGCCAATACATCCAATAGATTAGATATACCAGACGCTTCGAAGTCATAGTCCGAAAACTCCGACTGTTGTTTTAGATATGTCTTTAGATTGTTTTTGATCGCATCAAAATCTAAAGATGAGGAATTAATAGTCGTTGCCATTATCGTAACCTATTCAGTCTGGTTGTAAATTCTACGGATTGATTAGAATTTACGATGTTAAAAATTATCGTAAGTGTAACACTGTTTCCGTTCTCATCTACTTCGGGAATTACTTGTAGAGTTTCGGAATTTATTCTTGGTTCGAAAGCACGAATGTTCTGTATAATCGCATTTTCCATCTGATTCATTGTACCTTGATCCATCAACTCAAAGAGGTAACTCTGGAGGTTTGCACCAAAGTATGGAGCAAAGGGTTTCTCGGTTCGGTTTGTCATCAATAAGTTTTTTAAAGATTGCATGACAGATGATACCGCAGTTTTCTTATACACGTCACCGGCACCCTTCGCTGCAAACGAAAGGTCAATATCGATATACTCACTGTTCGATGTCGCTTTGATAGTGGAGAATTGTTGTAATCCACCGTCTTCTATAGAAAATGCTCTAGCCATTTGTCTTTCCTAAAATATTATAATTCTATTTATACGTCTTCGAGAACTTCTACTAACTCATTCTTTGCAAAAAGTATTCCGTTGTATCTTGTTTCTAATTGTTTTTTATAATACACTCTCCAAGTAATACCATCGACTTTCGGCATTACAACGGTCACTTGCGCATTGAGTTTTCCTGTTGGATCCCACTTATCATACTCTAGAATAAGTTTCTCGTAACCAACATAGTCCTTGATATACTCAGCAAGATCAAATGTTCTTTCGTAATCTATCTGACCCTGTTCATCCACAACTTTGTAACTTACCATTTGTCCGTCTTGTTTTAGAAGATTTTCTCCTGCAACTGTTTCAAGAGGGCCACCACGGTAAACCCCCTCCGAGACAATAAGACGTACATCTTTGAACATGTCAATGTTACCATTGATTCTACGGAACAACTCTGCGTGTAAATAAAGATTGAACGCGAGTTGTTGTCTTTCATACGGACTATTTTGGTATTTGTCTATGGTCGATAAACTACACGGGTTTCCTTTACTACCAAGAAACTTCGAGAGTGATACTCCAGGCGAGAGTTTAGTAAAAGAGGTAATGTCCTTCGCGTCAACCAAAGCTGGATTGTATTTTTGATCCGGTACAATTGTTATCATTTGAATCTCTTACCTCTATTTTTCACTGAGTTACCAAGTGGAGTATAACCAAATCTTGGAGATGTCTGTTTTTTGGCAATACGTCCCACCTTCGGAGGCAAAGGATTTGTCCAGTCAGAGGCAATCATACCATTCTTTATCAGTGCGTCAGGGAATGATATACCCTTCTCGTTGAGGATGGTTCGGTTGGCTTCGTCTCGCATTGTAGATCGGATTTCATTTATAGTGGGTTCCTTTTCAAATAGACCCGCATAGTCATCACGTAACAATACATGATTTCGTATAGCATCCTTACTATCAATTGATATTGCACGTATAGACAAGTGTCCATCGGACAAAAGACCTGCAACGGCATCTGTCTTAGGTATTGGTTTCAGTGGAGATAATGATTCCATATTAGTAGGAACATCAGGCGCACCACCACTTGGTTGTCCACCCTTTTCCTTGGATGCTAGTTGCGCAGTCTTAGCGTTCTCTGCTTTATGTGCAAACTTAGACTTTATCGCTTCGAGCGCCTGGCCATGGAAAGAACCATAGAATGATGCTCCCGAAGTAAATGGTACCGCACCTTGAGGCCCCATATAAACTGGGCCAGTAAACTCGACTTGTTCACCCCCAATCGCACCTTTCATACCAAGTACCGAGATTTCAGTTGCAGAAATATTACCCTGTAATGCTGTCATTACAAATTCTTCTTCGGCAGACACATGGAAACGATTACCGGTGAACATTTCAATCTCGGCACCTACGTTGTTCTTCCAGTGACCTTTGATTGTACCATAACAGTTACCCAAAACAATATCAGATTTGTGTTCGATTGTTTTGTTTACCGCAGTACCTTTGGTTGTGTAGTCGGTGTTCAGTCCTACCGTTGTGGTATTGTTCTTACGTATTTCGGTATTAGTATTACCATCAACGTTGACATTGTAATCGCCACCAACACTGACATTATAGTCACCCGTCACTTCTAAGTTTAGGTTACCATTATACACCAACTTACCGTTACCTTCAACAATAACAGTATGGTCACCACCAGTAACCTCAACCTTGTTATTGACCGCAGAGATGACTACAGACCCGTCTGCACGTACTTCTACACCTGCACCCTTACGATGTTTGATAAGAATACGTTCTCCGCCAGGCGTGTCATCATAGGAGATGATATGTCCCGATGCAGTTTCCTTTACTTGGTTGAAGGGGAATCGAGAAGGTTCTTGGTCTTCGAGATCCAAGTCAGTTCCTTCGGTACCACCCCCAAGATAAAGATTCTCTACCTTGAGACCACGTGCAGATCTGTTTAATGACGACCCGTAATGATATTCCCTCTTGGGGAATTCTCCTGTAGGATCTTGGAAACCATCAATTGGAACACCTTCGGTATTTTCAATTGCAGGATTATCACCTATCGTTTTTTTATTCGTTATAGTTGTCATACGGCCTTCTTCAGTTTCAGACCATTTCGGTCTAATGATGTTTCTGTCAACGGATCTGAGTATACTGTCTTCTTACCAAACTTATTCTCAACAAAAGATATAACATCGAAGTATGGATCTTGAGATGAGATATCAATATCATTGTGACCCAGTACTTGACCGCCCGGAACGGTTTGGTAAAACAGTTCAAGGAGTGTTTCTAATGTCTTCATCTGAGATATAGTGAACGAACTCGCAGATAGATTCAGTAGTGGGTTGTCAGCTTCAGAGGGAACGTTCACACCACCGACCAGACATACGTCAATACAGTTGAACTTGTGTCTGTTAATGTCGCTTGCTTGTGCAACATTATCTACAGGTAACCCGCGTTGCATAGTACCATCACGTCTAATTACAAAGTGATACTGGATACCAAGATGACCCGCATCATTATGTCTTAGTTGAATTTCTTCTGCACCAATGTTCGCATTAGTATAAGTTTCACTTGCGTGAATAATAACTTCAGATACCTCTCTGGTCATTCTAACAAATTCTAGACCAAGTTCTTCTTTAGAATCTACATAACTAAATTCTCTAATGTATCCGGCAGAGTATCGTTTAGAAAGTTCTAGTAGATCCAGATCTTCTGTGTAGAATTCACCTGCTTCAGATACAACACTTCCTGCTATTGTGGTGTCCACTAGACTAAGTGCATTCTCAATCTTAGTGGTCTGATTGTTAAAGTTTTGTAATTCAGACTCGGATATTCCCGCAGCTCTTGCTTTACTGTTTATCGTTTGATTGAATTCTTCGACACTACCAGCTTCAGTTTCCTGAATGACCTTCCGCATCTCTGGCGACAAAGACTTATCCTTCAAGGTAAGTGCTTTCATTGCTTTACTTAAATTGATGTCTCCCCCAGACATAACATCGTTCATTATACCCGAGAGAAAATCTTTATCGAGAGATTCTCCCGCACCGAACAATCCAGTAAGAGCACTACCAACCGAACCGGTCAAATCTTCGAACAGGTCTTGTGCAGTACCAAATCCTAAATTTATATCCGAAGAAACTCCGCTAACAAGATCCGTTACCGCACTTCCTATACTACTCGTAATAGAACCGAATCCATCCGAGATTATACTCTTTGCTTCATCGAGTCCAGTCGTTAATGCAGAAGTAAGTGTTCCGGTAACAGATGCGGCCGCAGAGGCAATAGAATTACCCACACCCTCGACTGCGGATACTGCACTTGCAACTTCAGTCAGTAAACTACCACTCTTTGCCTTATCGGCAACTTCATCTAATTTACTCTGTACATTTCCTATACCTTCGGTTATAGAATCACCTAGTGCATCACCACCGGCTTTAGATGCGGATGCGGTTGCCTTGATAGAACTTAATAACGTACCTTTTCTTTCGGATGCATCTTCGATTGCACCGGCAAGTTCATCGAGTGCGGAACCTCCTAATGAAACAATAGTAATACTTTCGACGGGTGGTACAATACCTGTCAAAGATTTTGTAATCTCAGGAATTGTACTCGGTAAATTTTCTCCGGTCTGTACTACAGTAGGTACTAATGCGCCATCGACTAGTTGGGTAATAGGGTTACCCGAGGAGTCTTCGGTGGGTAATCCCGATCCGTCTAAAACAAATTCTGTTATTTGTGTTGCTACATTTGTCACTGCGACACTAGGAACACCAACATCAGTTATCATCTTGGATGGATCTGTTTTGGGGTATACTCCCGCAGTAGGAAGTATTTGCGACAGTGAACTTGTTGTATCACCCTTAGAGTTGTTGTCTAAACTCTTGAATCCGTTCACATCAACTTCCACATTCTTACCGAGTACAGTAGAAGAATTTAGTATGTTAGCGTCCTGAGACTTTACGACTTGCGCATTGAGGACATCCAAGTTTGCAGTTGATACGACCTTTGCCTTGAGACCATCATTAAGTTTTTGGAGATTAGACATTTCTATACCTTCTTATTCGCATATATTTCATATACTCTTTTTACTTCACTGTTGTAATCATCTTGAATAGGAGCATAATGACGACCTATAATTTTACCCAGAGATCTTGGTTTTGACTTGTCAATAATATCTGAATTCAAAATGCGAATGTTTGCATCTACGTGAGTAGTATTTAGTTCATATGATATGAATGCTAATTGTGTACTGAAATGCCACCATTCATTACTGAAGGCCTTCAGACGAGTAAACCTAACGTCACTCCAACCCATCAGACCGGTACCACCCACATTTGTGTATGTGGTATCAAAACTACTGTTAGTACGTGAGATTGCACCTACTATCGCACAAGCTTGTTTGATACTGTATCCGGTAGAAAGGAAGAACTTAACAGCAACATCTCTGCGCAACTTCGAAGTGAACTCGTCGATAGGGAAGTTTCTGACTTCATTCTTCAATGCTTTCGAGGACTCATCGATAGAACCTGTTGATTGGTTATAGAACTCTTGGTCTGGACTTATTCTCTCAAGTAAACTATCGAATGCAACTTGTTTTTGAATCGAAGTTGGATATTCTGTACGGGGTAATGATCCTATCACGATAGGAACCTGAGACTCAGTACCATCCATAAACATACCAAAAACAAAAGAACCTGCCTCAAGTCTTGGAGTAGAACCCAATCCAGACACACCACCCTCGGTGGTAGGTAATACTACCTGCGCCCACGGGAGATCATTCTGTCTCACTTCACGAGTAGATGGGTTATGGATACCATGGATACGCAGACGTACACGACCCTCCAAACCATAAGGAGGGGATGTGTCGATTACGTCAGCAACAAACCAACGAACCTTATCACCGTAATAATTAATCAATGTTTGGCCCCTTCTCTAGTTTGAATACTGTCATTGCAACATCATGTCGAGTATCTCTAAAGGTATGTCTTGTATTGTAAATAAGAAAGTCACCACTCTTTAATGCATCGAGTTGATCCGGACTCTCGGGATTATTATCATCGTTCAAAACATTAATGCGGATCTTGTCACCTACCGAACCACCCGAAGCAATGAAACCTGGCCCCGGCACCGTAACATCCATCATGTTTTTGAATATGGCGTTTCGGAATGCAAGGTTCTCAATCTTCTTGAGGAACATAGAAGGACTCACTTCGTCATGAATACTTTTCTTGTCATGGTAAACACCCCGAGATACTACACTATGGAATATCTTTGCATTGGTATTATGTAGGTGATCCCCTTCGATGTTCACATTAACGAAATCCGGTGTTTTATACGATGCATCATAAACATTTTGTTTTGCATAGTTTATAAACCCTTGTTCACTAGACTTCAATAATAGTGATTCTAGACTAAAGTGTTGTGCGGTTGTACGACCATTACTAATATCGGTCACAGTATATAATGAACCTATACCACCAGACATAAGTTGATTGAGTGTGTTTTGTAACTTACTAGTCTTCATCGACTGGACTTGAAAATATTGATGACTTATACTTCCGATCTCTTCTTGTGCCTGTGTGTTAGCAGGAGAGAAGATGAAAGGAATCTGTTTATTCCATGCGGGTTCTGACAACATACGATCCAGACTTGCGAGTCTTAGATCTTGATCATGGATAGACGCATATAGAAAGAATGGCATACCCAAAGATGTGGTTGCCTTGTTAGTCAACCAAGTTGCAGCCTCAAGGGGGTGCATATATGGAATGATACCTTTGAAGTTACTCTGAACAGATTCTCCTGCATAAGAAATATCCACATTCTTACCACATTCGTTCTGACACAGTTTTATTATTTCAGTGCTCAAGTCATCTCGTATTGCACGTGAAATGTTTTTGGTCTTACTCACGAATGCGTGTTCGTCCATAAAACTAAATACGTATAGAGAAGAATTGCCTGAGTTAGAGGACTTGACGATGTTGTCGATACCGGTCAATAAGAAAGAACGATCCATAACAACTTCTTCGGATTCGGTCTTACTCATTTCACTTAACATTTTAATATGCAGTCTGTCGGTTCCACTGAATCCTAAACTGTCAAATATTCCTTGGTCATCAGATATTATGACTTGACCACTGATATATGGTTTGTCTAGATTCTCAAAGAACACCAATTCTACGATCAGAGAACGAACATCGACAATGAAATCCGGTAACCTGTCCGAAGTTATCTCGGCGACTTTATATTTAAACTGTGATTGTCTTTCCATTATTGACCCATCAGTGCAGAGAACTCATTCACAATACCCTTTATAGAATTGGGTTTAATGAGTTTGATTTGACGGAGACTCTCGTTCACATTCGACAGATAGTCTTTCATGGTCACTTCGACAGCACCCACCGGTTTGACTTGGGTCAGTGGATTAATATCTATCCAGTTACCATCAACATCTTCGTAGTGATGCGTCCCCAAATACTGAGGTTGTTCACCATATACCAACATTGATGTCACAGTGCCCGCAGGATTGGTATATGACAACTCTTCTCCGGTTTGAAAAGATCCGTCAGTCAAGTTCTTGGTATTAATATAATACGTCAACTTATATTCTGAAGTAGGATCGAATGCGACATTGGTGATGGTTGCTTTTCTCTCGAAAGGATCTAATGTTGTTTCATACGAAGATACTTGTAAACCATCTTTCAATAACACCCATGTAAGGGGTTGAGTAAAGGTTTCTGCCCCTAATGCATCTGTCCTCTCTAGGTTTATAATACCATTAGAGTCCGGAGTCACAACCTCTTCACTTACTTCCGAAGTCAATACAACATTGATAGTATCGATAATAAACGTTCCGAGTGATAGATCTCTTTTGATGATCCGTCCTCTGGTACCGGATACGTTACCCGTTACGATAGCACCAACTTCAAATTGATCAGGTGCGGTACCTATAATTTTAGTACGATAGATTGGTTGGTTGTCATCATCATAGTAATCAATAACATCTTCTTGTTGCAACTGTACCGTTACCATTCGGTGTGGGTATCTTTTCTGTGCAGCACTATGAACCTCTAACAAGGTCAGTGGCCAACCACCCTCTCGGATATGATCGTTCATGAGAAAGAATGTCCAATAATAATCCGTAGTTCCGTAAAAACGAAATGATGTTTGGTCAGGTCTTTCGTTGGCAGGTATAGTATAGTCGGTAACAAGTAAATCACGTGACTTTATCTGGTCAATAGCATCGACATATTGTGTTAGATTGGTCGCGACAGAAAGAGAAGTCTCGTCACCAAACCGATAAAGTGTTGGTCTGAAGTTATAGAAATATGACATTAGAAACCTCCTTCAGATACGTCTTTGCGTACTAGTGCTTTCGTCTCTTGGAAACTCAAGGTCATGTCAACTTCCATGAAGTTACCATCCTCGTGCATTGCCATTTGAGATGCGTTAAATGTTGTAGATACATCACGAAGATAACACGGTTTGATCTTGGCAAGGCCAGGAATCTTATCACCGTCATATTCGAATGCTATGTTAAATTTGTTAGGGAACTTATAACCTAATGATATTGAAGCATCACCAACATTCGCAGTAATCTCATCCGGATACAATTCGGTTCGCAACAGTTTGATGATTTCATTAATCTCTCTTGCTTCTTTTTTAGACTTTGCAATCATCTTAAATGCGAATGTAAACTCACGAATGTTCGGTTGTTTGAACAATATGCGTGAATTGGGGTTCAGTGTAACACCACCGGCAAGTTTCGAAGCTGCTTGTGCCTCTGCACCATACGACCCAAACTGAGATGCAAGTTGAACACCTGCGAGTTTTGCAAGATCTCCATTATCTCCACTAGTAAGTTGACTTACAAATGAACCCAATCCTTTGACCATAGATTCTGCGAAACCTAATCCAGCTTCCATAGATGCACCTGCGGCACCCAGATCAAAGTTCTCATATGTCACATTATCACGGAAGGCAAGACCCAAAGGGAGGTATAAACTAATTGAACTAGTAGTTATGGGAATACTTTGTCTGGTAGAATTTGACTGTTTCTCAAGTCCTTCATATGATCTTATTTGTTCGGTGAGTTTTTTTGATTCATCGATAATTTTCTCAAGTTCTTCTTCATCACCTTCGGCTGCAATCTCGTTAGCTCTTTTCTTCAGAACTTCCAAATCACCTTTCAACTTTTTGGTCTGCGAGGCGAAGACGTTGTTACTATTTGCGCCGGTGGGTTTATCTTCATTTAAACTGAAAATTACCCGTGCCTTGTAATCAGTATCTTCTAGTGGGTACTTGAGTTGTCTAATAGAACTCTCACCGCCCACAGGTACTCCGACAGGTACTGCCCGTGGTTTTTGTTTTCCACCTCGTGCAACTGCTAGTTGAATCTGTTCCGGAGTGAGTTTATCTCCGACCTTTACGTCATATATATTATCAGGCATTTATCCGATCCATAAATAGGTTAAAATCTTTAAAACTTTAAAACTATTTATATGAAAACTTACAAAGGAAAATACAAAATCCGGAATGAATCCAAGTATCTTGGTGATCCCAAGAATGTGGTGTATCGTTCGGGATGGGAAAAGGCTGTCATGATATGGTGTGACGACAATCCCAATGTGGTTGGTTGGGTAAGTGAAGAAGTTATTATACCATATATTTGCGAGACTGACAAGCGTCCCCATCGTTATTTCATGGACTTTATGGTCAAGTACAAGGATGGACGCACTGTACTGATCGAAGTCAAACCGCATAAAGAGACAATCAAACCCAAGACCGGACAAGGAAGACCTCGAAGACAAGTACTTAGTGAAACATTGACATATATTAAAAACATAAGTAAGTGGACAGCGACCGAGAAGTATGTTGCTGATAGAGGATGGCACTTTGAAATATGGGATGAACACAAACTAAGGGCTATGGGGATACTACCCAAACCATTAGGAAAGAAACCAATTAAACCATTGAAGAAAATGAAACCGTATAAGAGAAAGAAGTGATTGACAAGAAAGTATATTTTATAGGAATGAACAAGATTGCAACCACGTCATTCCACGAGTTATTTAAAGCATCAGGATACCGGTCATGGCATTATTCCTGCATGGACGAAGTTACTATGGAACCGTTGGTACTCGCACAACAGATGGGACAGAATGTTGATGAAAATAAATATGTGATGAAAAGTATTGATCATGCACAGGTCTATAGTGATTTGTTTTTCCATCGTGATTATGCGTGGGTAGATGGCGTCAAGTGGTTCGACAAACTCTACAATAATAATCCAAATGCTTATTTTATATTACAGACTCGTGATATGGAAGACTGGTTGGACAGTAAACGTAGACACAAGGACGGTGATTATATGAGACGTTGTTGTGAATATCATGACCTAGAGCCAGATGAGATGTTGGAGTGGTTTCGCAATGATCGAGAAGAACATGAAGATAATGTTCGTTCTTTTTTTACAAACAAGAAGTATGCAAATTTCCTTGAATGGAACCTCAGTACCGACCACATATCGAAGTTGATCAATTTCGTCAAACCAGACTTTATACTCAAAGAAAAAGATTGGGGGCGTCATGGCAAACTATATAAATAAAGACATGGATTTTAACAGGAAGACACATGTCTGACATATTCAATAGATTAGAACGACAGGCATTCCGTGCGGGTATTACACCTCGGACGAAGGAAAGTCGTGCGTGGTTTCTGAAGAAAGCACAGAATATGCGGGGTATCAATCGAGAGTCTTTGATGAAGGAAGAACCCATCAAGGCAAGATCTAAACAGATCATTGGTGGTATGTTCATGTTTACCTATGATCCTAAACATAAAGACAAACTACCATACTATGATGCATTTCCATTGGTGATTGTTCTTGGGCCTGCGAAGGGTGGATTCTTAGGATTGAATCTACACTATCTGCCACCCAAGTTGAGGATGCAGTTCTTTGCGAACATCATGGATATCCAAGGTAGTAAGTTGAGTGAAGATGATAAGTTTTCTTTGACATATAGAATGTTAAAGAAATCTTCGAATCTGAGATACTTCAAACCATGTGTTAAACATTATTTGAATTCTCAGGTTACCAGTCGTTTTGCGGAAGTACCTGCACCAGAATGGGAGATTGCAATCTTTCTGCCAACCGCACAGTTCCGCAAACGAAACAGTTATAAGGTTCATTACGATAGTAGGCAGATGATACGATGAGTTCAGGATTTTCAATCGAAGACCTAAAGGGTCAAATAGGTGGTTCAGGTGGACTTGCCAAGGGTAATCAGTTCATGGTCACCCTACCCCAAATAGAAAGTTTCAAAATGGACGCACGAGAGTTGAATCTATTTTGTACTGTTGCAACGTTGCCGGGTAGACAGATAATGTCTATAGATCATGCGATTGGTACGACCAACCGAAAGTTCGCAAATGGATATGCTACCACAGATATGACAATGACGTTTTTGGTTGCAAACAATCATCTGGTTCGTCAGTACTTCGAGAACTGGCAGAACGAAGCGCATAATCAATTGAATCGTACAGTAGGGTACTTCGATGATTATACATATCCTGTAACAATAACTACTATGGAAAGAGGTCTGAGACTTTCTATAATCAAGAAACAGTTAGGGTTTACGGATAAGATCCCATCCTTCCTGAAAAACAGATTACCGAAAGTAGGGCCTATAGATCTCGCACAAGGAGAACTTGATGCAGGTGCTTCTTTTCAAATGAAGAAAACATATCAATGTACTTTGTTGGAGTGTTATCCAACATCGTTGACTGATCAACAATTAGGTAATGGTGAAGAAGGTGTATTGGAATTGAGTGTACAACTATCATTTACTGATTGGGAAAGTGAAGTCGGAGACTACACAAAAGACGGAGAGAACATCGCTCGTGGAGCGATCGGTGGAATCTTCTCAAAATTATTTGGTTAAATAAATTATTAAAAACACTGGAGAATATAATGGCATTACCTAAGTTAAATACATCACCGCAGTATTCATGTAAGATTCCTTCTACTAAAGAAGTTGTTTCTTATAGACCTTACTTGGTCAAAGAAGAAAAGGTATTGATGATCGCATTTGAAACTGGCGATCAAAAAGAAGCACTGAATGCAATTGTCAACACATTAGACGCTTGTATTCAAAATGAAATCGATGTTAATGCATTGACAACATTCGATATTGAATATCTGTTTACTCAGATACGATCGAAGTCTGTGGGCGAATCCGCGACAGTGTTGTTGAAATGTTCTAGTTGTGATCATAAGAACGAAAGATCTATCGATATTGGTTCAATTGATGTGTCTACTAGTGAACTCAGTAACGTCATAGAATTGACAGACAGTGTTAGTGTTGAAATGAAATATCCATCGTATGTTGATATCCAGTCAAGTGATTTGACCGGAGATGAACTTACAGTAGGTTTTAACTTGGTTGCCACATGTATCAATGCAATCTTGACCGAAGAAGAAAGAGTCTCTTCCAGTGACACATCGAAGGAAGAACTAATGGATTTCATCGAGTCTATGACCCAAGGACAATTCAGGAAGTTAGGTGAATTTCTTGAAGCAATGCCCGCAATGATACACACCGAGACATTTGCGTGTGAAGGTTGTGGGGAACAGAACAGTGTGACTTTGAAAGGTATGCAGGATTTTTTATCCTAAACCTTTCTCATGATAGTCTAGTGAATTATTATAAAACTAATTTTTCACTGATACAACATCATAGTTATAGTTTGACTGAAATTGAAATGATGTTGCCGTGGGAGAGGGAGATCTACGTTGCTATGTTAGTTGAATATGTTAAAGAAGAAAACGATCGTATTAAACAAGAACAGATGAGAAACTAAAATGGCAGATGCTTTACTACAAACCTCGATTCAACTTCTAAGAGAAGAGAATGCGAAACAATCTGATCAGGTCATCAAGAACACTGCAACAACAAGTGAAGGTGTTGATGACCTAAAGAAAACTATGAAGGATCTTCTGGGCGAGTTCAGAGGTCAGGCTGGTGACAGAGAAGAGGCCCGTCGAGATTCTGGTAGAACATCTCCTACAGGTGGAGGAACCGGGCCCGAACGTCCAGATCTCGATAAGAAGACTGGCGGTATCTTAGATTTACTCATCGGTATTCCTACCATGGTTCTTGGTTTTGCTAAAGGTCTTGCGATAGGATGGATGAAGGCTATTACAGACACCGCAAAACTTATAAAGAATGTTATATCAGGAACCTTCAAGACTATTCTGTCGGGTGTCAAGTTTCTATTACGTCCTATTACAAACTTCTTCGCTCCATTAGGAAAAAAAATTTCCGATCTTGTTAAACTTGCAAGTGGTAATATCGTGAAGAAATTGAAGGATGTTTTCAAACCGGTTACCGACTTTGCTTCTAGTGTGGTCAAGGTCTTTAAAGACTTGGGTACTGGCATCAAATCACTTGTCACTGATATTAAGATAGGGGTGAAGTTATATGTTGATGGTTTTAAGAATTTTGTAAAACCTATCACTAACGCCTTCAGTAATATATCTAATGCATTCAAAGCAGGTATGAATGGTGTCAAGGGACTATCACAATCTGTAACCGGTACTTTCCGTTCTCTGAATATGTTCGAAAAGACATTCAGAGGTATGGGTAAAATCTTTACCGATTCTGTAAAGTTCGTCAAGAGTGTCGGTACATCTATCACAACTGGATTCCAGACAGTTATTGGAGCATTCAGATCAGCAGGTCAATCATTTGCTAGTGTGGGTAAATTCGCAGGAGGTATCAAAGATTCCTTTAGTAAGATAGTAAAACCAATGAAGGATGTCGTCGCGTACATGCGAGGAATTGCGCCTAATATCTTCAAAGTGTTTGGTGCACTAGGTAGATTCTTTGGTTGGCCACTCACAATCGCTATTGGTTTGTACGAAGGTATTAAAGCATCTCTGAGTAAATTCAAGTCAGGTGATATCATCGGTGGCGTATACGCATTCATGACCGGTGCGATCAATGGTGCAGTATTGAGTTTAGTAGATCTCCTAAAAGACGGTATCTCTTGGATATCAGGTATGTTGGGTTTCGAAAACTTCTCTACTTTCTTGGACAGTTTCTCGTTCTCAGAGATGTTCAGTGAAGTTATGATGAATATGGAGTCGATGATACGTGCTATACCAGACAAAGTCACTTCCATGATCGAAGGTATCAAAGAGTTCTGGAATGGTTTCATGGAGAGCGAAGATCCGATTGGTTACTTGATGGAACCTATCAATCAAATGATTACTGATATCAAGGAGTTTGTCATGGGGTTGATTCCTAGTATGGATGATATCAAGAATATGGCATCTGGTGCATTAGAATCCGTAGGAAATTTCTTCGGATTTGATGGTGACGATGGTGGAACAACCAAACAACAAACTACTCCAAGTACTCAACCATATTCAGAAGTGCCTGTTCTACCTGATACACCTACCGTTGCCGATAAGGAAGAAGAAGTCTTGCAAGTTGTCGATAAACCACAAGTCAAAGAAGAAGTAGAAGTTGTGGTGCAATCCAGAGATGCGGAACGTCTTGCTTATTTAGAAAGGAAACTCGAAAGAGCAGAAGCACGTTTTGAGAAAACAGGTACCGCATCTGCTGCATTGAATATAGACAAGACTCAAGCACAAATTGATAAACTTGAAAGTGTATCTAAACCAGAACCAAAGGTTGAGGTCACCAAGTTATCACCAGAAATTAATGTCGAAAGATCTTCTTCGAGATCAATGAGATCACCTAGAGACAATGGTCTTACCCAGGCACAAAGTGAGAACACTAAGTTAAAATCAGAACAAGGTGCTAATGCAGTATTAGTAAATGCACCGAGTTCTAATTCAGTTACTAATAATAACAACTCAAGTACTGCTGCGATTATGTCACAGAATCAACCGACAGTTGATCAGAACGATAGGACTTATGCTTTATCATAAAAAAGGGGGACTTTCGTCCCCCTAATCTTTAGTCTTCCTGTGCCATCTGCGCAAAGTAAGATAGTGTGTCATCTTCCTCCGCGACAGCACCTACCTTTGGTGCAGGAGCAGAAACGATCTCAGGTTGTGGTGCAGAACGTCCAACGTTCGATTCCGCAGTCTGAGTTAATGCTTCATTACGGATAGTGGTGTTAGCACCTACCGCAGTACCCAATACCAATTCCAGACGTGACTCTAATTCCTGATAGGTTTTAAAGTTAGCAGGATCTACGAACTCACCCAAGTCATACTGTTGATTATAAGTGGCTTCGAGTTTAGTCTCGTCCGACTCATACAATGCAGAAGTGGACTTGAACTCCGACTTATCATAGTTACGGTAACCCGCAACATTACGAATCTTCAGTTCGAAGTCAGCACCATTCCAAAAATCAAATGGGTTGATAGGAGTTTCGCCAGGGAATTGTGGTTGCATCAGATCCATGATTTTGTCAAAGATCTTCTTACCAAACTCATAGTAAAATACTTTACCATTGTTCGATGGGTTTGCAGGATCGTTTACCACAAGGATATTGGACACGTAGTGAAGACGGCGCTTCTGTTTACGTGCAGTTTCTTTGTCATCTTCGATACCCGAGTTCCACAGACGTGAATTCAGTTCGGATACAGGATCCTTCTGACCGATGGTAGTCAACGATTTCTCGATGTACCATTGACCTTGAGGGCCTTTGAATCCGTGATCCCAATATCGTACCCAAGGCATATCTTGACCTTCCATTGCAGGAAGGAAACGGACTACTGCGTAACCATTGCCGTTATCATCAACGGTTGGTTTCCACTTACGTTCGTCATCGTACTTATTGGTTTTGGTGTTAGTACCAGATGCTTCTTGAGCGGCAGATACTAATTTAGAAATGTCGGTAGAACGACTTTTTAGGTTTGCAAAAGACATATGTTTTCTCCAGTATGTTCAGCGTTTTCAGTTTATTTACAGTTTTTTTACACAGCGTATTTTCAATTGTTTCTTGATTGTACCATAGTATTCTAACCTATTTATACACATAAGTCAAGTGTTATTTAAACATCCAGAGAATTAGTTTTCTCTAGGAAGTTCAAATTCATCGCCTCGGTTTCAAGACAATCTATAATTGAAGGCGTCAAGTACTTCTTAACATCTTCAACTTCCATGTTATTCTTCTCGCACATATGAACAATCGAGTCCATATAGTTAAGTCCGGAACTACGTACCGTCCTCTCCACCATCTTCGAGAACCTCTTCTTGTTCATGAAGTTTTCGCTTGTGTTCGTCTCTTCGGTACTCAGATTCGGTACCGTAAATTCTATCGTCATTCTCTTTCATCTCCTCGGTGTATTCACCGATATCTTTATAAAACCATCCCACAACTCTCTTGGGACGACCACTAGGAAAGTATGCAATAGCATGAACGACAGTACCCATCTTACCTTCTCGATGTCTTCCATAACGTGCATCTAACCAGATACTAGAGTCAAGATACCTTTTCAGGTTTCCGAGATATACCTCTAGTGTCTGATACTCATGTCTTTCCTTAGAATCCTTCGACAGTCGTTGTGCCTTCTTGGATCGAAGTTCCACACCTATCTCTTTGACCCACTCGCGAACCTTTCTCCAATGTATCGGACTATCCTCATCCATATCCAACAATAAAGGATGGACAGATTTGGAACCATCGTGACCTCGAGCTTCCCGTGCTTTTGCGAGTCTTTCACTCGCAGCTGCACGTTGCTCTTCGGACATTGGTTTACGTTTGCGTTTTACTACCATGCGTCACACCGATATTCTACAAGGTTTTCGGTACGGAAAGATCTCCAGTCATTGACTTCGGCATCGAACAGAACAACAAGTTCTTCGTTACTCTTACGCTCTTTACCTTCTTCGGGTACTTTGTCTTCTGGAATATGTTCGGGACTTAAAGTACCAATCATATTACGAAGATCACCGTTCACCTTCTTGAATTGTAGGTGGACAAGACCCTGTTTCAAAGCATCAACTATTCCTTGCTTCTTCAATTCGAGCGACTGCTTCTTCATCATCTCCGGTGTTAGTTCGTTCACTGCTTGTTCCATTATCATCTCCTGACCCTGAGGCCTCTTCATGTAGTTGTTTTACCCAATCATCACCTTCATCAAAGTAAACGATTAATCGTTCGTTTGCAATGATAAGATCTTCGATGTTTTTTAACTCACTTTCATCAGCACCATCTTTAATACGTTCTTGGACGTAAATGATGTTATTGACATAAGTGTCTTTCAGAATACGTTTAGTTACTTCAACGTCTTCTTTGAACTGCTTTTCTGTGTAGGACATAACGGGTCTTCTCCTTCAATTTTATTAATTTCTTGTTCATGCATAATTAGCATTCTTCGTGATCTTCTTTGACTCTCTAATCTTTGTTGCGCAGATCTGAGTTTAAGATATCTCATTTGTTTAGACATTATATATCATTTCCTTATCACTGTCAAGTTAAATTTACCACTTTTTTACATTCATTCAATCTACGAATACTCGACATCACTCCATATAGGTCATCCTCATTGTCTACACTAAACGCCAACCAAAATATTAACATCACTCTAAGGAGATACAAACCAAGTTGGTGTCTCGCGTTTTGTCCATTTGGCAAAGTACTTTTTCTCCTGTACGTAGTAGGTACGGTATCCTTCAACCACACTATCCCGCTTACATTCGTCAGGCATACACTGTGGCATCACGGACTCGTGAGCGGTCTGTTTGATTTTGCGAGGTGCGAACCACACAAACCCATTGAGTTTATCGAAGGTCGCGTGTACACGTCCATAACGATGTTGATATTCTTTTGCGCAGGCCACAAAGTGTTTGTATAACCAACGATAGTTCTTGTCATTCTCACGACACCAGATGTTTGATGGATGATTCACGTGAGATGCCTTGTATAAGACCTCCTCTTGCGCTGTACCATCGAGTCTCCATCGTTTGATGTTACGACCATTCTTAGTCTTACCGAGGTACATGGTACCGTCTATGACTCGGTGTGCGGTAGACAGTAGTTGACCATACTCGATAACCATCTTGACTACATGTTTGTCACACATCAACTGCGCAGCTTTCACGGGATCATCATCTAATCGAAATACATTCATCTATTCTTTTCCTCCATCGGAATCATAAAAATCATCATCAAGGTTCCAACGTCCACCAGTACGTCTCTCTTCTTTCTTTCGGTCAACCATAACCGCAGACTTGTTGAAACGTTTAGCGAACTTAGCGACAGGATTGGAGGTCTTACCCAATCCATGTTTCTTTTTATTCGTCATCCCCCATCCCCTTTATCTCCCACCATACTACCATAAGTAAACAGAATATGGCAAGAGAAATAATATCAGAAAAAAGAAACTCACCACTAATCATTGTTATACAACCCATAGTAAGTCTTACCAAAGATGCGGTATGCTTCTTCGTCTTTCACAACGTAGACTTCACGGAGACGACCAACATAACCAACACGAACAACCGTGTCGTAATCGATAGTTCCGTCACGCATCATCATGCGGAGGATCAAGTCATACTTCAAACCAATTGCGGAATTCAAAAGTTCACCAACTTTATATTTTTCACGACCGAGTTGGATCTCTTTGTCAACGACAGGGCGTTCACCAAGTGCATGAGAGACTTTGAAGTCACAAGTTAAGTCCATTCCCATGAACATAGAACGTTCACCAGTAGAACCGTACACAACATTACAAGTATAATTATTAAACATTATTCATCTTCCTCTTCAATTTTATTACCATAGTAGTCGTTTTTACCTTCACGCATACCTTTTCGAATTTCGTCTCTTTCATACATCGCAGCCAGAGAACCACCTATAGCGATAACACAAAAGATAATAATCAGTACAATAGTTAAGAAAACTTTTAAGAGCACCATTACTTCACCTCCACCTGATCGACCCAAGCAACATCACGTTCAAGATAAGTATGTCTGTAGTTAAGGGCATCGACCATAGTGTCGAACATCTTACAGTTTATTAACTGGTCATTAACAACGTTTCTCAATACATATTTAATCATAACTTTCTCTCTCATCTCAATAGGGTACTATTATCTCATAACCAAAACAATAATGCAACAACTATTTCACTTATTTTTAGATCATTTTGTTCTAAGCATATACCTAATAATTATATTGTGCGAACGATCTCTCTACTTCTCCAACTATGTGCGGTGTTGTGCTAATCAGTTGATATGTTTCTTCGTACAAGTAACCGC